TCCCCCCGCGAGGTTTCGCCTGTTTTTCGGAGCAAAAACGAGCCGTTTCGCCTCAAATTTCCTGAGGAAATCTTCAAAAAGTGAAGAATCACTCAAAACAGGCCTGATTTCACGTGAAATTTACCCGCATAAACATTAGCCCGACTGCGTTTTGGCCAAAAACAGGCGCAAATTCGCTCAAAACCTGGAAGCGAAGGAAAAATGAGCCACGACAGGTCGCGACCACGAGAGTTCTGTATCGAGCATCCCGATCGCCCGGTGACGTTCTGGCATCACCCGGTCCCGAAGTCACGAGGTGGCACCTACAAGATCCCCCTCTGTGACGAATGCCACGGGAAAGCCCACCACGACGATGACTATTTCATGTCCCTTGGGGTGTTGCGCCAAGAAGGGATAGCGCGGGCGAGGGCGCAAGCGATTGCAGCTGGAAAGCCTTGGAGGAAACCGGGGCGCAAACCTGTAGTGATACCGCCCGACAAAGTGACACAAGTCAAAGGGCTAACAAACGTCCAGGCGGCCAAAGTGCTCGGATGCTCCACGTCCACAATCGAAAGGGCTCGTGTAAGAGCCGGGCTGCCACCGAGAAAAACCGGCAGACCTCCGACTGGTCATCGCCCAATAACGACCCGACGTGACCGATGGGTGGCTGCGAAGAAAGCTGGACAAGGCGATCTGTTCTGACCCCCGTGCGGGGCTAATGGGAGGGATGATGCGACGAGGGCAGAAACCCCAGCCGACCGCGCTGAAAGTGCTGCGCGGGAACCCCCACACCCACGGCGGCCCGGTGACGACGCAGGAACCCCAGCATCCGCCGCTGGACCTGGCGCACGTGCCGCCGGAGATCTCGCATTGCCCGGAAGCGATCCGCGAGTGGGAGCGGGTCACGCCGCAGCTGGTCGCCACGAGGCACGTGACGGTCGTTGACCGGGCGCTCGTGGTCGCTTACTGCCTGAAATATGGGCAGTGGGTGGCGCTCGAGTCCCGGGCGCGCGAGGCGCGGCCCACTATTGAACGGGCGAATGGCTCGACGATGATCAATCCGCTGATTGCGCTCTGTAACGATGCGTGTCAGCTCATGATTCGCTCGGCCACGGAACTCGGGATCACGCCGTCCTCGCGGTCGCGGGTTGCCGCCGTGGCGCCACCGCCGCCGGTCTCGAAGTGGGCCGGCGCGCTGAAGTGATACTCCCAGGGGGTATACTGCCGCGCTGTGGCGCGGACCGAAGCGCCCGCCGCCCGCGCGGTGCGCCTGATCAACAACCTGACGCACACCGGCGATTTCGCCGGGCGGCCGTTTGCCTTGCGGCCGTGGCAGAAGGCGATCCTCAAACAGCTGTTCAAAACGGGCCGCGACGGGCGCCGGGTGTACCGGACCTGCCTGTTGATGCTGCCGCGCAAGAACGGCAAGACCGAGCTGGCGGCGGCGATCGCGATCTACTGCCTGTTGTTTGACGGGCAGACCGGCGGGGAAATCTATCTCGCGGCGGCCGACCGCGACCAGGCGGGCAAGGTCTACCAGGCGATGGTCGCCATGCTGCGCGCGGAGCCCGACCTGCTGGCCGAAGTCGAGATCGTCGAATCGCAGAAACGGCTCGTGCATCCGCGCTCGGGGTCGTTCGTCAAGGCGATCAGCGCCGAGGCCTACAGCAAGCACGGGTTCAACGCGTCGGTGGTGATCTACGACGAGCTGCACGCGGCGCCGAACCGCGAGCTGTGGGACGTGCTGGCGACCTCGCAGGGTGCGCGGCTGCAGCCGCTGCTCATGGCGATCTCGACCGCCGGCTACGACCGCCATAGCATTTTGTGGGAGCTGTACGCGCACGCGAAGCGCGTCGTCGAGAACCCCCAGATCGATCCGACGTTCCTGCCGATTCTCTACGAAGCCCCGCCGGAGGCCGACTGGCGCGCCGAGACGACATGGCACCTCGCGAATCCCGCGCTCGGGGATTTCCGGTCGCTCGAGGAAATGCGGGTCATGGCGCAGCGCGCCGCGGAAATCCCGGCGCAGGAGAACACGTTTCGCCGGCTGTACCTGAACCAGTGGACCGAGCAGGCCGCGCGCTGGATCAGCCTGGCCGCGTGGGATGCCTGTCAGACGGCGCTGCGGCCCTGGACCGGGCGCACGTGTTACGTCGGCCTGGATCTCTCGTCGACCACGGATCTCACGGCGCTGGTCGGCGTCTATCCCGACGGCGAGGGGTTCGACGTGCGGGCGGCGGCCTTTCTCCCCGAGGCGCGGCTGCGGGCGCGGGCGCAGCGCGATCGCGTCCCCTACGACGAGTGGGCGCGCCGCGGGCTGCTGATCGTGACGCCCGGGACGGTCGTCGACTACGAGCGCGTGCGCGCCGAGCTGCAGGCGTGGGACGCCGACAGTGACGTGCGCGAAGTCGCCTACGACCCCTGGAACGCGACGGATCTCGTCTCGCGCCTGAGCGCCCAGGACGGCTTTACCTGCGTCCCGATCCGGCAGGGGTTTGCGGCGCTCAGTGCCCCAACCAAGTCGCTGGAAAAGGCGATCCTGTCGCAGATGCTGCGGCACGACGGGCACCCGGTGCTGCGCTTCTGTGTCGGCAACGTCGCCGTGGAAAGCGATCCGGCGGGCAACCTGAAGCCGTCGAAGCGCGCGAGCCCCGAGCGGATCGACCTGGTGAGCGCGCTCGTCAATGCGATCGACCGCATGGACCGAAACGCGGCGCCGGCGCCGGCCCCGCAGTACCAGATGCTGATCTACGGCGGGCCGCCGTAATGCGGAAGACCGGCCGCCCGCCGCTCGATCCCACGGGGGCGCCGTCGGTCACGGTCTCGGTGCGGCTGACGGCGCGGCAGTTTGACGACCTCTACGCCCGGGCGCAGCGCGACCGCCAGCGCCTCGCCGAGATCCTGCGCCGGGCCGCCGGGGAGTTTTGTAACCGAAACTCCCCCCGCGCCGCCGACCTGCGCTAGGCTCCCGGCGACCCCATGCCGGATCGCGCCTATTGCACGCTCGAGATCAAAAGTTTTCAGGCCGACCAGCGCATCATCGAAGGCGTCGCCAGCTCGCCGGCGCCCGATCGGCGCGGCGACGTGCTGGTGCCCGAGGGCGCCGAGTTTGCGCTGCCGATGCCGTTGCTCTGGCAGCACGACACCACGCAGCCGATCGGCGAAGTGCTCGAAGCCGCCGTGACGCCCACGGGGATTCGGATCCGCGCGCAGTTTGCGCAGGTCGACGAGCCGGGGCCGCTCAAGACGCGGCTCGACGAGGCGTGGCAGTCGGTCAAGGCGCGCCTGGTGCGCGGCCTGTCGGTCGGGTTCCAGCCGCTCGAATCACGCCTGGTGAAGAAAGGCGATCCCTACGGCGGCTTGCACGTCAGCCGCTGGCTCTGGGCCGAAACGTCGGCCGTCACCCTGCCTATGAACATCGCGGCGACGATCACCGCGATTAAATCGGCCGCCGCGTCGGGCGGTCTCGGGCCTCCCGCGCCAGGGCGGCCGCTCCGGAGATCTCCGATGCACCAGACCTACGGCGAACAGATCACGGCCCACGACGCGAAGCGGACCACGCTGCTCGCGCAACTCAACGACCTGATGGCGAAGGGCGACGAGGGCACGACGCTCGACGCCGAGCAGACCAAGCAGTACGACGCGCTCAGCACGCAGGTCAAAGCGGTCGACGCGCACCTGCTGCGGCTCCGCGAACTCGAGGCGCTCAACGCGGCCATCGCGACCCCGATCGTCGCGTCGCCGACGCGCCCGTTACCGGTCGTGCAGGTGAAATCGCAGCTCCCGAAAGGCACCGCGTTTGTTCGCTACGCGATGGCGCTGCTCCAGGGCAAGGGCGACAGCATGCGGGCGCTCGAACACGCGCGGCGCTGGAAGGACACACCCGAAGTCGAGTTGATGGTCAAGGCCGCCGTGCTGCCCGGCGACACCGTGACCCCGGCGTGGGCGGGCGTGCTGGTGCAGATCCGCAACGCCGAAAACGAATTCCTCGAGCTGCTGCGGCCGGCGACGATCCTCGGCAAGATCCCGAACCTGCGGCGGGTGCCGTTCAATACCCAGGTGCCGGTGCAGACCGGCGGCGGCACCTACGGGTGGGTCGGCCAGGGCGCGATGAAGCCAGTGGGCAAGCTGGCGCTGACGACGACCGCGATCCAGTTCAGCAAGGCGGCCGGGATCATCGTCATCACCGAGGAACTCGCGAAGCTGTCGAGTCCTGACGCCGAGACCATCGTTCGCGCCGACATGATCGCGGGGATGGCGCAGTTCCTCGATCTGCAGTTCATCGACCCGGCGGTGGCGCTCGTCGCCAACGTGAGCCCCGCGTCGATCACCAACGGCGCGCCGACCGCGGCCTCGAGCGACAACGCCACCACCGATCTCGCGACGATCCTGGGCGCCTTCAACGCCGCGAACTATTCGCTGTCGACCCTCACGCTGATCATGAGCGAGAAAAACGCGCTCGCGATGGGCATGAAACGCGACGCGATGGGCAACAAGGTGTTTCCGTCCATGGGTGTCGATGGGGGCAATGCGGAAGGCATCCGGATCGTGGCCTCAAACGCCGCCGGGACCAATGTCATCGGCCTGTCGGGCCCCGACATCCTGTTTGCCGACGAGGGCGGCGTGGCGATCGACGTGTCGCGCGAGGCCTCGGTCGTCATGGACAGCGCGCCGGCGGCGCCGGATGCGACGACCGTCTATACCTCGCTCTGGCAGGCCAACCTGGTCGGCCTGCGCGCCGAGCGGATGATCAACTGGCAGCGGGGGCGGGCCAACGCCGTCTACTACCTGACCGACGCGGTCTACACCGTCTGACCGATGGCGCTCACGGGATGGCTGTCGCGGGTGCGGGGCCGGCTGACGCCGGCCGGCACCCTCGCGCCCGTGCGCGGCAGCGGCGGGTGGTGGCCGATCATCCGGGAGCCCTACACCGGCGCCTGGCAGCAGAACGCGGAGATCGCCGGGACGACGGCGCTCTCCTATGCCGCCGTCTTCGCCTGCACGACGCTCATCGCCTCGGACATCGGCAAGCTGCGGATCGCGCTGGTCGAATTGGACGACGAGGGGATTTGGACCGAAGTCAGTGTGCCGGCGTTTTCGCCGGTGCTGCGGAAGCCGAATCGGTACCAGACCTGGAACAAGTTCGCCGAACAGTGGATCGTCTCGAAGCTGGTGCACGGGAACGCCTACGTGCTCAAGCAGCGCGACGAGCGCCGCGTCGTGGTGGCGCTCTACGTGCTCGACCCGACCCAGGTGACGCCGCTCGTCGCGCCCGACGGCTCGGTCTGGTATCAACTCGGACGCAATGACCTCGCCGGCGTCACCGAGATCGACGCGACGAAGCCCGCCGTCCCCGCGCGGGAACTGATTCACGATCTGATGGTCCCGCTGTTTCATCCGTTGGTCGGCGTGTCGCCGATCTATGCGTGCGGGTCGGTCGCGCTCCAGGGGCTGAAGATTCAGGAGAACTCGACGACGTTTTTCGCGAGCGGCAGCAATCCGGGCGGCGTGCTCACGGCGCCGGGGTCGATCACCGAGGACACCGCGCGCCGGCTCAAGGACTATTGGGACCAGAACTACACCGGCGCGAACGTCGGCAAGGTGGCGGTCTTGGGCGACGGGCTCAAGTACGAAGCGATGAGCGTGAATGCCGCCGATGCGCAGCTCATCGAACAACTCAAGTGGACGGTCGAAACGGTGTGCTCCTGCTACCACGTGCCGGCGGCGCTCGTCGATTCGAGCCATCAGCCGCCCTATGCCAACAGCGAGCCGCTGGTGCAGCAGTACTACAGCCAGTGCCTGCAGTCGCTGATCATCGCGTTCGAGAACGCGCTCGACGACGGGCTCGGGCTGCTCGAGGTCGCCGGCCACACCTACGGGACCGAGTTCGACATCGACGATCTGATCTGGCTCGATACCAAGGCGAAGACGGATGCCGCGCAGCAGGGCGTCGCCGGCGGCGTGCTGTCGCCCGATGAATCGCGCAAAAAGTACTTTGGGATCGGGTCCGTGAAGGGCGGGGACACGCCCTACATGCAGCAGCAAATGTTCAGTCTCGCGGCGCTGGCCGAGCGCGATGCGCTGAAGCCCTTTGCGCAGCCGGCGCCCCCGCCGGCCCCGCCGGTCGCCGACGACGAGGCCGTCGCGAAGGCCTTTCTCGCGGAGTACGACTATGCCTGACGATCCGCAGCCGACGGGCAGCGTGTTGGCGCTGGCGCTGAAGGCGGCGCTCGCGCCCGTGCTCGCGCGGCTCGAGGTGCATACCGAGAAACTCGCCGCGATCGAACCCGTGATCGGCTCCCTGCGGGAACGGCTTGCCGTCTCTGAGGCGCGCCCGCCGGTGCCAGGACCTCCAGGGCCGGCGGGTGCGGACGGCGTCAGCCTCGACGAGCTGACCATCGCGCAGGACCCCGACGACGAGCGGATCATCACGCTCGGCTATCGGCGCGGCCTGCAGACGAAAACGCTGGGGACGATCCGGCTGACCAGTCCCCGGTACTGCGGCGTCTACGAGGAGGCCCGCGTCTACAGCCCGGGCGATCAGGTGACCCACGCGGGGGCGCTCTGGCATTGCCACGCGACCACGCGGAGTAAACCGGGCGGGGGCGGCGATGGCTGGC